AGAGTCGTCACACGGAGTCGGAACATAGAATCACGTTTATCAAGCTTTTCCATGATACCAACCATCATCTTGTCGTAGGTTTGTTTAGTCAATTTGTTCAGGAACGCATTGACTTCATCGTAGTCTGGGTCATCCTTCTCACGCACCTTGCGATGCAAAGATACTAATGCTATTTCTCGCCAGTTTGCAGAGACTTCTTCTACTTGTGCCCTGCGAACAATAGGGCGACGGAAAGAAGGTTTGAAGGAAATTTTAAGTTTCGAAATAATGATACGGATTGCTTCATCCAAAGGGGGGCGGGGAGATGTTCTTAGAGAGTAGAGAGTTGAGATGTCCATTTTCACTCCCTTACATTTCCTGTTTAGAGAATCATATCCATTTTGTATCAATGGGAACATGCATAAGTTGTTTTGAAAGTCCAATGGCAAGAATTGGTTCAACAATTATTCGTCACGGCAAATTTAAGAAGATCAAAACATATCACGATGCTCTGAAGGCAGCAGGATATGTAGTACCGGATAATGCATCTATTATTTTGGTCTGTGATGGTGTTCATATTTTGAATGTTCCAGTCTACAAACCATTTCAATTTGTGGATTCAATTAAATATGGAACCTTAACAATTCCTATTAAAAGACTTTACGGCAAACAAAATGGATTGAAACCTAAACAATAGAGTAGAAGGTGGTTATAATGTCTGACTCAACCCCTATGCCTAATAAATGGGTCCTCTGGTATCACGACCCCAATGATAATAATTACTCTGAGTCATCCTATACCAATGTAGCCTCTCTCTCAACCCCTGCAGAATTTTGGTCTGTTATTGATGCGATTTCCAAGGATGCTTGGGAATCAGGCATGTTCTTCTTTATGCGAGACGGGTATCGTCCTCTGTGGGAGGCGCCCGAACATATCCGAGGTGGTGCGTGGTCTAAAAAAGTGGACGCACGTGAAACCTGTGAAGTATTCATTGACGCAATGGCTCACTGCTTCGTCAATGGCTTTCTAACCAATTACAAAGAAGCGATCGTGGGTGTTTCAGTATCACCCAAAGGTCAGTTTCATATTATTAAAGTTTGGAATACAACTACAAACATTACAGATAGGAAGCTGTTTGCTCCTACAATGAAGATGAAGGCAACCGACGATATTGTTTATAAGGCTCACAACACTAGGCCAAAGTAAATAAATATTTAATCTGATTCAAGTCTGCTAAGATTTCATCACGAATGTTCAGCAAGTCTGAATCTGTCTTTTTTAACATTCGTGGAAGAGATGAAGTAAGCCATTCATCACTCTTAGTAATAAATCCTCTAATACCTGAAACGGTCAAATTCTTTACTGGAAGTGTCTTTTTCATATAAGGACGTCCGTAGCGACCCATATAGACCTCTATGAACTTATCAATATTGGTATCCAATGCTGTAACCAAATCATCTGTGGCTTTATGTTCTGCAAAGGATCGTGTTTGCCAATGATACAATTTGACTTGAGAACGCATATGGAACAATACAGTTACAATCTCTCCACCTTTCTTTGATTTATAGGTCTTATTCCGACCACCGAATAATGAAGGAACATTACGTCGTGTTGAATTGGTTGCAATTCCTTCAGGGATCTTAGTTTTTGCTAAGGCTTCATTAAGAATAGTCTTTTCTTCTTGAGGTGTCAATCTACGCTTCTCTTTGAAAAAAGCAGTTCGTTTGGCATCGGATAGTATCTTTTTAGGATCTGTAGTAGGAGGTGGGTGACGAGGTGGTAAAGATGGGCCAGGTGGTGGAGAAGTAGGTGAAGGAGGTAAAGAATTTACCTGCTTTGGGCGATAGATACCCTCTACTTTCATTTCGTGTAGAGAAGCTCTCTCAAATGAATCTTCGGGCTCTGCATTCCACCGTTCTTTCCATTCGGCTTTCTCTTCAGGTGTCCAGAAACTATCCATTACTTTATACATATAAACTATCTGAACTCAGAATTCCACTCATGAAGATAACCTTCATTGAATAACCTTTTCAAATATTCGCAAAGACGCTTACGTTTTGATGCATGTCCAAAGTCAATAATCCATACCTTTCCATCTTTCTCAATAAAGTTATAGGGTGTAATATCTATGTATTGAATTCCGTGTTGATACAGGGTATAAACCAGATCATATACTTGCTTTCGTATATCATTTGGTAACTCTTCTACATCATAGCCATATTTGTAAGCAAGAGCCATATCATCAATATTCTCCATCTCAATGAATGTCTTATTGTCTGTTCGAAGAACCCTTGGTGACAGACCGAGATTTGCGGAGATTTGTTGAAGACGGGCTTCCCGTACAATTTCTTTAGGTTGTGTATTGGTGAAGTTTTTACGATACATTTTAGTATAGTTTACTTTATTACCTAGTTTTAGATCCATTTTAAACGAGTGTGAGGAGATACTTTACTTGATTTAGATTACTCAACATCTCATCACGAATATTCAGAAGATCTGTATCTGTCTTTTTTAGCATAGAAGGGAGTTTATCGGCAAGCCAGTCACTGCTCTTTTTGAGAAATGTACGAATACCTGAAATGCTTAGATTCTTCACATGGAGAGTCTCCTTTACATATGGACGACCGTAGCGGCCCATATAGACCTCTACGAATTTGTCAATATTGGTATCTAGACTTTTGACAAGCTCATCTGTAGAGTTATGTTCAGAAAAGGACATCGTCTGCCAGTGATACAGCTTAATCTGATCACGGATATTGAATAAAACATTAACAATCTCACCACCTTCATTGGAGTCTTTTTGTCCACCAGCAGTCATCTTCATTTCAGGAGGAAGAATTTCAGGAGTCCTCTGTAGTTCTTCTTCCGTAGGAGGAGGTCCACGAAGGTAAATATTTGTAAATAGGGAATCTAAAATTGATTCTGCACTCATATAGTCATCATCTGCGCTAGTAGGTCCACTCATTTTGTTAACTCCTCTAGATTTTACAAAAATAGATCCATTTTAAGTGCTCCATGTTCCTCCTAATCCTGAATGGTAGGTAGCAAGAGGACCCTTTTTTGAAAACAAGAAATTTGTCTGTAGCTTCTTAATTCCTCCTGGGAGATAGTACATGTTATCATTCACCTTAACGGCTCCTGCAACCATATTTTTAAACAGGAATGGGTCAGGATTAGGCTCCTTATAAGGAGTTTCCTGTTGGTTGAATTGATAGATCTGATTTGACTTGAACATAAATACACTGTCTTGAGGGGTTATAGCAGCGCGAAGGAAGTAAGGACCCGTTGTATGATTCAAGCGTTCATCTTCCATATCAATATTGTCCAATGACTCACTCGATAAAAGACGCTCAAAAATTGGATTACCACGCGTTGCAGCAAAGAAGCTATTACTTAGGTACATTTCACCCTGTGCATTCTTACAATCCAGAGGAGGTTCACATTCATCTTCATTACATCCTACAAACTGTGCGCCTTGGTTGATAGCTTCTGTGACAGCCTTCAGTAAAGCAGGTGTGATCTCCACAAGTGAGTCTGCATAAATACCACTACTATTGTAGACAATCTCCAACCTAGCTAAGTCTGCAACCTGTGCCCAACGACTCTGTCCAGTTGCTTGACCCGCTTCAAGTGCTGCATTCTGATATCCGATTGTCTGTGGGAAGTTCTCTGCATTTCGGTCTTGGTTTTTCCAAAGCTTGTATTCATACCCTGATTCTTCACATACTTTCTTGTTTGCATCAAACATCACTTTACGCCACTGTGGAATTTCTGCTCCGAACCAAATCTGGTGGAAAATAGGTTTGAAGTCAATGTCCTGTTCAATAGAACTCGCAGATATATTCTTAGGTTTTGTCAAATTCCACCGAATACGAGACATAAACATGTAACTTCCAGCTAAGTGTTTGTTAATATCCTTCAGTGTCTCGCACATTGCAAGAAGATGGATTAGTGTACGAGACTTGGAAGAGAAAAACATAGGTGAGTTTATATCCAACTCAAGTGTACGGGTATACATATCAACGGGCGTTGTAGATACATTTACTGCCACACACTCGTCTTCCGGTCCGCGTTGGACTCTACCACCAAGTTCTACATCTTCTCCTCCCATTAACTTCTGTAAGATTTCACGGATGGAAGCAGTCTGAGGAAGAGATACCGCAGGACGCTGAGGTCTTGGATCAGGAGAGAATGGATTTGCGATAGCACCCTGTTGTACAATGGCTTGTTGGGGTCCAAGTCCTTCCAGATTCCTATTAGCAATATCGTTATAAGGCCCATACATCTCTTCAAGTTTTACGATTTTCGCCAATGGTTTGTTTGTGAAAACACCCTTTGCACCTGCTAGGTATTTGAAATAGCGTGCAAATCCATCACACTTGTTCCTGTCGCCATCAAAGAATATATACTCATAAATGAGCTCCGAAGGACGCTTGTAGTTAATATTATCCGTAACTTCTTCCTCATATCCTTCGGGTGTGCGTCCAGAAGCAGCTGCGCCCTGTTCTGCAGCTCGTTCTTCACCTGTTAAGCAGTAAAAGTGCTCAATAAATGCATCGTCATGAGATGATGGATCTTCTGGACCTCTTAAATAACTCTTGTAGTTATCAGTCAACCACAAGTATTCAATGGGAAGCTGAATGGTGTTCGTATTCAATATCATAGAATCCTTCGTAAAGACCTGGGAAAGAATACGGTCATCAGCTTTTCCAATCTGTTTGTTTGATTCCTCCTCCCAAGCATCTAGAAGCTGACGCGCAGCAATAGTATTTCCAAAATACATGGTACCTCCCGATGTCTCAAGAGTATATGGGTCAAAATATGGTCTTTGCATTGCCCTCTCTTTCGTACGAGGATCTACATTCCATCCACGAGCCATAAAGTCTACATTTTCAAGATCAAAAAGATGAGGATACTTCAACATCCACATATCACCATCAATATAGAGGACATTTCGGGGCTTGACTGCATCCAGTGCTTGCTTGATAAAGAGTGGTTTTCCATTGATCGCATTTTGGTAGTCTGCTCGCGGAAACTCTGTATTAACTGCAACGTAGTTAACCCCCGCCCTTCTGCAGTACTCTTCCCATTCTGCAATCATCTCCGGAAACTTCCGCGGTTTCACAGAGCCTGGCTTTGCAAGAATACCGGGCTCAATCTCTCTCACAATTGCATTAATGCGATCTCGGAGATCTGGAATAGCTGCTAGCTTCTTTATCGCCCATTCCTTGAACTGCTTCTTTAAGTTTTGATGGTACTCCTTCTCTACACGTGTGAGTGGACGATCGGTGATTTTCTCAATTCGAATTTGTTCATCTACAATGGGCTTTGGAAACCCAGTTTCACGTCCTATTTCGGCAATGATTCGATTTTTAGCAATATCCATAATATCCTCTGGACAAGGGTTCTGGAGGTTTCGGTTCATGTTCTCTTTTCCCCACCAATATGTCACGACAACATAATTGCTTGCTGGGTTGATAATATTAATATTTCCAATGGGAGTACTCTTAATGAGTGCCTCAACGGATGCAATATCTCCACCTTGCATTTCAACAGCTTGTTGCCGATATGTTTTCCGGCGACGAGATGATGTTTTTCTTGGAGTCTTTGGCATTATATTCTGAGAAGAAGTAGTTTTAGGCAGTTGAAGCAGGCAAGGGCATCAAACATAACTTAATATCGCCCAAATTCGCAATCACATATCGGATCATAATGAACCAGTCATTTTTCATATGGACTTCAAGATTGTTGGACAAGTTAGAGCATTTTGTAAAGAGGACTAAATGAGGTAGTGAAAAGGAACCACTCACAATCTCAGTAGACTCATTCTTGCTAACAGACATTTCAGAAGCAGCATCACCCATCGTAACAGTTTGAGAGGCAAAAGGACCCTTACATGAGAAAGTCAATGTATTACCGACATTTTTGATATCTACAGTTTTTGCAGACAACAATGTCATATCACGGCAGATCTTTTGAAAGTCTAACGATGGCATTGTAACGCGAGCTGAAAACACAGTTTCAGGCATCGTGATATCCGATTCATCACAATCCAGCAAGTTCAAACGATACTTAATACGACGTCCTTTTTCTCCATTCTCAATGGTGATGGTCAAATGATTAGATTCAGCACGAGAGACTGAAAAGGTGATTGTATCATCATTGGTCACTGTCTTCACAATACGATAGAAGTGATCGGTATTCAAACCCACGCTAAGTTTTGACGCAGAGTTATTGTACTCATATTGCTCAAACTTGTTCGCGTGTAATCGCATATGTGTCAAGACCGTTCGTGAATTATCCATCGCAATCATTCGAATACCATCCTTATCAAATACAAGGTTCATCTCCACCAACATTGACTTGAGACCCTCAGCAAGAGTACGTATGGGCGACGTCTGAACTGTTTTCGCAATCACTAGGTCGTCACTCATTTATGTATCCATGAGGCTCGGCGTCTAAGTTCTTCTACGCACCCGACCTTGAGAGGAGCTATTGCGACGTGTTTTTCTTCGCTTTAGACCACCAGGAAGACAGCTCCAGAATTCACCCTTTTGGTTCATTCGGTAATCATATACATCATAACCAGGAGAACACTTCTTTTTAGCAGCCCTAAGGCGTTGTTTCAGAGTCTTAGCCATTACTTCTTCACAAGAAAGGGAGCTACTATCAACACTCCAACAAGAATCAAGATCACAATGTCAATGGTTCGGACAATCTTCTTCTCTCGTTCAGGAAGTTCTTCAAACTCTTTCATATATGAAGGTGGTTTTGCCCAGCCCCACATCCATCCAAGGGCAGTGGGTTTTAACCGATCTTTACAATCGTAAATCATGTCATACCATGCGAGCAGAACATAGGCTACACATGCTAATAAAAATGCCATTACAACGCGATGTTGCCATGCCTTGAAATGAGGCATCCAATAGACAATCAATACAAACGCAGAAAACACGAGGCATTTTGGATTCAATGCAAGGTGTGTTCCGAATAATCCTCCAGCCATTACTTAGTATAGGTAATATAAATCAATGAATACATGCCTAATAATGCTTGAAACGCAATCATACGATACGAGAACAGTAAATCTGAAAGACGGCCAAGTAAAACTACAGATGAAATCATCAATGCATCAGCAACTAAGATCTTCCAACTGCCTTCACTTGCATAGGATTTGAATACATCAATCATTTCATTCTGACCTTGAGGAACTCCTTGGATGACTACAACATAAAATAAGATATCATGTAGCATCTGAACAAGAACTGCGCCAATCACAAGTTGAAGTCCCATCGCTCCTGGAAACAAGAACGTAGCCAAAAGGACACCTAGAAATAAACTCAAAACATCTGCTGCTACAGCTGCTAATCCAAATTTATCATACCATAGAGTGAGTGCACCGGTTGGAGGAAGAAACGAAATAGGTGCTGGAACGATCTTGATGAGTGCCATTACAGCAAAATCCACCCATAACGCTGCACTTAATATAGAGATCAGACGCATTACTTGTTACGGCGAGTTTTTCCGTGAGACATTTTAGCTGACTTCTTACGCGAGACAATACGACCCCACTTGTTCATCTTGAGGTCTGCTTTAGTTAATCCACCTGTGGTGTGGTGAGCTGTTCCATGCATGACTTGAGCACGAGATCCGATTTGATTCATTTACTCTTTACGGGGATCTTTTTACAAAACCCCATGAAGGACATACAATCGTTGATAAATCTACATCATAGTCTTTTGGATAAATATGAACACGTGGATTTGAAAGCTTTAAAAATCGACCTACGTTAGATGTATCATCCGTCCAACAAGATGATGAACGCAAACAAACAGAGAGTCCAACTAACATTTCTTCGGTTTCTTCACGGATCTGTTTACGAGGTCGTTCTATAATATGAAATGATCCACGTTTAGTTGGAGGAACTGTAGAAATAATATTTGCTTTTGGTAGAAGATTCCTTGCTTCTTCTATAACACTGTAGTCATCAGTTTGAATAAAAAATGTACTTGTTTCAGAATGTGGAATACACTTAAGAATATCAGAGAATGGAATATACCTTGCTTCACCAATCAATTTATCACCCCTACGAACAAATACTGCAATATAGTCTGAGGGCATACTGTTCACAAGTGCATTTACTCTGAAGACTAAATCAGGTTTCAATTTAAATAGTTCATGAATAGCTATTGAGTATTCTTGAAGTGAATGATCAGGTTTGTAGAATCTATCGAGACTACAATTAGCATAGATAGGGTTTAATATAATTGGAAATAATGGAGGTTCTTCAAGTGTTGTAAAATAATCATGCCAACCTTCGGTATGTCTATATTTCCATAGTGAACTTTTTACATAAAAACGATATCCTAACTTTTTAGATCCAATATATGCATTTAACATCAAAAAGAATAAACAAAAAAAACCATTTGATTCATCTAAAATGAATATAATAGGTGGTGACATTATATAAACTTTACAAAAAAACGATCTAAATACTGCGGGATAGATTAATACTAATGAATCGTGTTGCAGTAATTACAGGAGTCACAGGACAAGATGGTTCTTATCTAGCAGAGTTATTACTCTCTAAAGACTATCATGTATATGGAGTCGCTCGAAGAACTTCTCATTCAAATACAGAAAGAATTTTAGGTATCTTAAATCATCCTAATTTTTTCTTAAAAGAAGGGGATTTATCAGATACAACATCTCTTCGTATAATATTTGAAGAAGTTTCCCATTATAAACGTATTGAAGTGTATAATCTTGGTGCACAATCTCATGTACATACATCATTTCGTCAACCAGAGCTAACGGCAGATGTAGATGGAATTGGACCACTTCGAATTTTAGAAGTTCTACGTTCTATGAATTTAACACAAGCTAGATTCTATCAAGCATCAACATCAGAATTGTATGGAAAAGTTGTTGAGACACCGCAATCCGAGACTACGCCCTTTTACCCTCGCAGTCCATATGGTGTAGCAAAGTTATACGGATATTGGATCACAAAGAACTATCGAGAAAGCTATGGAATGTTTGCGTGTAATGGAATTCTTTTCAATCATGAATCTGAACGTAGAGGAGAAGAGTTTGTAACTCGAAAAATCACAAAGGGTATTTCAAGGATTAAAAATGATCCTTCATTCTGTCTTCATCTTGGAAACATAGATGCAAAACGTGATTGGGGTCATGCCCGAGATTTTGTATATGGAATGTGGCTGATACTTCAGCAAGACGTTCCAGATGATTTTGTATTAGCGACCGGAGAGACTCATACTGTTCGTGAATTTGTAGAACTCGCATTTAAGAGTGCTGGAATGACACTCACATGGAATGGCTCAGGTGAAAATGAAACTGCAACAGATGAAACTGGACGTGTAGTGATTCGAATTGATCCACTATTTTATCGACCTGCAGAAGTTGAAGTTTTAATTGGAAATAATTCAAAAGCAAAGAGAATATTAGAGTGGGAACCAAAAACAAGCTTCCAAGAGATGATTACTGCAATGGTAAAGTCGGATTGTGGCGAATAAATGTCCATTCTGGAATATGGTCACCTGTTTCGCGGGCATAACACTTCTTAACAGTTGCTTCAAGTGGTAAATGAGCAGAAAGACAACGGAATGAACTGTTGACAATGTGAAGTTCAGATGCATGTATAATGGTATCAGTATAATGAGGGAATGGTTTATTAACAAAATGACTAGCAAGTTCATGCCATTGATGACCTTCTGGGTAAAGATTCACATTTGGATCAATCGTAAATGTTTTGTTAATATCCCATCTAATCAATGGTGTAAAATTATTAGAAGATTTTTGATGGGTAAAGATGTATGGAATATGTTTGATCTTATTATAAAGTAGTTGAGACTTCTTATTTTCAGAAATATGAAAATATGAGTGCCCTATACTTGGATCCAAACCTAAATCCATATAAAAACATTTTGGAATATTAGAATCTGGCCAAGTTAAGTTGCGTGGATATTTACAAAATCCAGAACGGTATACAGTTACATAATCAGATGGGTTATATTCAATTAATTCTAGTTGATTAACAGATGCAAATTTTTGATCCATCCAATGTTTATTACAAAAATCTTCTTCAATTGGAATTAAAACTACCTTTGGATCATCTGAATAAAAATCAGAGAGAGTTTGTATGTTATGTTTGTAACACGGGACATCTATTTGCGTATGAAATTGAGAAAAATAACGAACAGCTCCAATCATATCAATATTATCTCCTAACCCAGGATTACACAAGAATAGTGCTCGATTTATGTTTTTTGTATTTGAGAGCATTTTTTTCTTAATACCTGATATCACTGACATTTGTAAAAATACTACATAAAAAATCAATCTCTTCTTCTGTAAGATCTGGATGATTTGGAAGATAAAATCCACATGCATGAATCTTATCTGCTACAGGCAAAGGCGTTTCAGTAGCATACTCTTTAAAGAATGGTTGACGATTCATATTTCCTGCAACAATCGGTCTTGTTTCAATACCCATTTCACGACACTTCTTAACATATGTATCTCGAACCTCTGGACTTGAACATATGACTGGAATTGCAAATGCAGGAACATGTTGATTAGGAAGCATCAAGTCTTTAGAATCTATTGAATCAAAAACTTTAGCATACGATCGTTTGCGATTCTCATTTGATTCATCTACATATTTCAACTGGATTGAACCAATTAATCCTTGAAGTTCCATTGGACGGACATTGTATCCAAGTGTATAGAATGTATACGGACCATAAAAGTCATTGATGTCCCACTTGGATCTAAGTTCATTTCGTTGTTGTTGTGTTACATTTCGATCCCATCCATGTGCTCGTACCATACGAATCATCTGATTTAATTCATCATCATCTGTAGCTATAAGACCTCCTTCAACCGTAGACATATGATGCCCTACAAATGTAGAAAAACTAGAAGCAAGACCAAAATTACCTAACTTTTTACCATTACAATCAGTTCCAAGCGATTCACATGTATCTTCAATCAAAAGGATATCCTTTGACTTGCAGTATTCAGCAATAACTTCAATATCTCCATGAAATCCTAACAAATGTGTGATAAACAAGCAACGAATATCATGCTTTCTAACTTCTTCACTTGAAACATTCAAAGTTTCTAGTTCTACATCTATTAACACTGGAACAAGACCAAGTTGAATAACAGGCATCACATTTGTTGCCCATGTTACAGCAGAAACACCAACACGATCTCCTTTTGACAATCGTCCTAAATTCAAGAGAGCTTGTAGAATTACAAGATTAGCAGAACTTCCACTATTCACCATCACTGAATGTGAACGACCCTGCCAATTAGCAAAGGATCTTTCAAATTTTGAAACTTCATCACCCATACTTAGTTTATTAGATGTTTGAATGAATGAACAAAGTGCATCTTTTGTTTCTTTCTCACCTAAAAAGGTAGACTTCATTAATGGGATATACATTATATTAGATTAGATAGACTATTTTTGTAAGTCACAAACGAAGGATTAGTTCTACCAGCTAGATAACTATCATAATCATGTTGTTGAAGAGCAATGCGTTTTTTATGAAGAGCATCTGCAATAGCAAGTGGTGCAGACAATGTACCTACAAATAACTTACACCCTTGAATAGCTGAAACTAATTCTGTAAAGTTAGATGGAATTACAAGTGGAAGAGTAATACCTGTTTTTGAAACAAAATGATCATAGTTTGATTGTTCAGATGCTAAAAAGCGAACATCACTACCTAGTTGATTGACAAACATGGCACAATCAAAGGGTTCCTCCCACCAACGATTAGGAGATGTTGAAATGAAGACTGTGTTTTCATATTCTGAATTTCCTTGAATTTTGAACCAAGGTGTTTTTGACCATTCAATGTCATAATGACGTTTAAAAACAGTATGCCATGAGTCAACTAGATGATTCACATCGTGTCGCCATTTAGATAAATGAATTTCATATTCAGTCCCATCATGGATTCTCAAGTCATGTATATACGATTGAGTTAATAAAAATGGTTTTATATCTTCATAGGTTCTTTCGATTCCCCACCGAAATACTTCCAAACAATTTGACATATACAAAATACCTTTACGTCCAGTTAGTTTATACTTTTCATTGATAACTGAAAGTTGATGAATGAAATCACCTAGTAGACCACACGCAATGTATTTAATTGGAGTAAACTCATACTCTGAACGATCAGGTAAATCAAATGTATCTGCAGAAATGATAAGAGTTGAGTCAATAGGTTCATATATAAAATTTGGCGTTGTAAAAATGTTCTTTAATTGTTCCATATGTTCTGAACTAAATGAAACAGAATCATAACACACACTCAAATAGTTAATGACAGGAATACATTGGTCTACATCATCAACTGTGACAACCACATGTTTAGAACCATAGCTTTTTTGTTCTTTGAGAGCAGAATTAGACATCGTGTTTATTAGACGTTTAATCCGAAATCGTTGATCATTATAATCATAGACTTTTGCTGCCAATTCTGCAAACTCAACTGTATTTCGAGAGTCCATTTCAGTTGCATTCACTTTATCCATTGAATTCCATACTTGAAGATTTGTGTACAGCAAAAGCTTATATTGAAATTCATAAGCCTTCTTAAATGGAATAAATTCATGTAATGCATCTATCTCCTTTTCAATTTCTTTCAATTTGATAGGACATGTGATCTTTGATTTTTTAATTTCAAGAATCGTAAGACGATCCAATCCATCCGCTAATGAAACTTCAATGTGCATTATTCTTGTGTAAGACTCTAGCATGCTCAGTTATACGAAGGAGGTGGACAATAAAAAGCATACTTTGTAGGGTCAATCTTCTTAAAGATTTCAAGGTAAGATATATTATTAGATCGTATTGTTTCTAATCGATCCATATCTACCAATTCTGGATTCACCCACCAATCTTCAAATGCTCCAAACTTTTCATAAGTTGAATCAGGCATCACAACATCTGCACATATCAAAACATATCCTAATTCAGTAAGCTTTTTACGAAGATGATCTCTGAGTTCAGTTCCAACTCTATATTGATCATGCTCAATGGTCATACATGCAAACTTAACTTTATCAAATGGAAATCGATCAAAAGCAGGACGGGTTGCACCATCTACATCAAAAGAGATATAGTCAATCGTCCCTTTCAAAAAGGGATAGTCTTCAAATGTTTTACTCCAATCAATGGTTGTTACATCTGCATGTAGAAAAGGTGTATTTCTCTTTTGCTTGAATTCCTCTCCAAAATCTTGATAGTCAATTGAAAGACCAGACCATCCTTCAAGTTCAAGAATTCGTGTATTGTTATGATAGGTTGGACGAAATGATCCTAAATCTAAGAACGTTCCAGTACGTCCTAAAACATGACGGACAAATACATCTTGACCTGCTTGACTTAAGCAAAGAATAGGCATTATATATGTATCAATGAATCACTTTAAGTTTAATACAAAATCAGTCTGGAGTTCCAGTTTGATTTTGTTTTTTGGTTTTCTTGTTATGTTGTTTAGTTGCTGTATGCCAAGCCGCCCATGCCTGACATGACTCGCAACACGTTGTAGTTGACTGCATAAACTCGCACCTGAGCAGTTCGGCCACCTCGGACTGTGTTGACTGAGACAGTCAATTGGAGGGTTGCCTTGTCGATACGGGAGAAGTTGCAGGTACCTGATGGCTGGTGCTCCTCTGGCTTGAGCGCGAAGGAATACACGTTGATACCCTGAGCAGGTGTTCGGGTGTGGTGCTGGAATGGTTGCACACGGGAGAAGTATCGGCCCTCACGCTCAGTGAATCGGTCTTGGCCGTTGAGCTGGAGCTTGGCGACTTCAACTGGGTTCTTGCCCTCGCACTTGACTCCGGATTGGAGGATAACCTTAGCGAGGAGGTAGTTGGTCGTGTCCTCGAAGATGATTGACTGTTGAGGACCTCCAAGGGTGTTGTATGAATCCAACCAAGATGCACCGTTGAGTGATGGACTTGCACCTATAGCACCAAGACCTTGGGTGAAGTAAGGACCTGAAGGACCCTCAGCGATGTAGGTAGGTCCAATACTAGCTACACCAGCAGCACCACTTGTTCCTGTTGCAATAGCGCCACGTGCGAGAACATCCATCACGATACCCTCAGTGCTGAAGTCATCAGTGTAGTTGAATGGCTGGCATCCGTTGACCTCAACAATGAACTCTGCGTTAGGAGTGCAGTCAACGAAGGAGTCTCGTTGAACAACCCAGACGAGCTCCTTAACTGGGTGGTTAAAGTTGAGCTGGATCTTGTTGGAGGAGGAGGTGATGGACTCAGCACCAGTGAATTGGAGCTGCTCAATCAAGTACTCGTGGGTCTGCTGGGCGAATCGGCGTCTCTCCTCAGTGTCGAGGTAGATATAGTCGATGTAGAGAGAGGCAGCAGTCAATGACTGGATGGATGTTGGGGCAGTGCCAGATTGCATCTCAACGTAGGTGCAGTTGATCCATTGCTCGAACTCAATGTTGATACGAACCTCGTGGTACTGGAGAGCAATGAGAGGGATTGCAAGACCAGGGTTGCGGCAGAACCAGAACTGGAGAGGAATGTAGAGAGTTCGGGCTGGGGTGCCTGCACGAGGAGCGCATGTGTTTGTGAGCTCAGAACCAGCGCATGATGCATCCAAGTCATAACCCCTCTTGTCCTTCATCAAGACGAGATCATGGGTGTTACCAAGCATGTCATTGAGTGCTTCAATGGTACCCTGATCTTGAGAGAGCTGGGTCCAGATCTGCATCCAGTCACCATACTGTCTGTCAATTCGCTGACCACCGATCTCGAGCTCAACTGTCTTGATGAGACGGTGGCCAATGAAGTTGAGCCATCGGAATCGGTTGACAGTGGTTGATCTCAAATCAACTGCAGGGAGAACGACTTGGACGTATGTTCGGTACATCAAGTCCGCGTTACGGTTGATGACTGCAGTCACACGCTTATTGAAGTCGGCCTGGCCGTTGAAGGTGACTTCAATGGATTCCATAGCGAAGTTGGTATGACGCTTGTAAAGCACCTTCCAGAAAGTAATCTGGGGATTACCAGAGATGTAAATGTCCTGCGCACCATAACTAACAAGTTGAAGAAGACCACCACCCATATTGTTTGCTTAAGCACAAGAAAAATTATTTACAGGCTAGGGCGACGCATAACTTTCACTCCACATTCCTTTAGATGATGTCTTTATAAAACCCTCGCAAGTGCGTTTCATACATAGGTGGTAAATACGGGTTGTCTTTTACATCAATCTTTTGTAAAATATACTCGGGTCCCCAATGTTCACGATTGAATAAATCAGTTGAGCTAGATACCTTTGAAGCAATATGATTAGGATCTGTAAAAGTTTCATCTCCACCAAAATCAGCAATACTCCTAATCTTGTTTTGAATGAAGTCAGTGTCTCCAAAATAACTAAGATGCCAACCTGCAGGAGAAATCACTGGACAAGGTAATTCACGGATTGAATGACAAGGTAAATCCAAACGCGAGTATTCTGCAAAGGTTAGAATACGTGCTCGGTCTGTGATATATTTGTTTCGTGTATTTAGATTGTAGTAGTAGAAATGATGATCTAATCCTTGTAATGTGATCTCAAGTTGACCTGAACGAACTTTCTTAAGAAGTTCCGGATCTGTAATTTCATCCAAATCTGAAATTATGATAACATCTTTGGAAGACAGATTAAGTTGTTCAATGCCTCTTGAAATACAATTTCGCTGATGATGTTCGTTAATCCATTGTTGTTTCTTTGAATAGTCAATTCGTGGAAACACATATGGAACATCGCGAACTACGATATGTATAATCTTATGAAGCCATCGTGCATATCTAGGTTTATTCTCTTCAAAAAAGAGTGATTTTTCCTTGCCGTTTTGTGTATGAGTGGATTCTACAAGGATGAAGTAATCTACAACATCATCGAGAATCGTAAGACGATACTCGAGCATATTGAGTTCATTGTAAAACATAAATCCATCAATGATCTTCATTTGAAGTAGTATGTTTCTTTTGTTTAAGTATTTCTACGCTTCTTACGTGTGCCTCCATACAACTTAGATCCAGTTTTACGTAAAGATCTACGTACTTGTTGCATATCATATGCTCCTTCATTAGAACCAGTATTGGGGTTAAAATTAACTTCATCTCCACCACGTCGAATACGACGAGTGCGACGTTGTTTACGTTGACGAATACGCATTGTATTATAAATAGTTTTTAATTGATAATACTTTATACTGTAATTAGTTAAATGATCTTCTTAGAAAAACAAGAGTTTTTTGTTGATGACTACTATACGTATATAAATGAGTTAATCCAACAAATATGTATTTCTGAAAATATATCTTTTGATATAGCCCTTAACATAGTAAGTCATATTCCAAACTGTATGCGAATTACGATTAACTATGAACATACACTTGTTGATTCAAGAGCAGCTCAAGGGTTTTTAAAAGGAACTATCCCACTTATAAATAACCCTTCTGAAACATATACAGTTAGGTTAGGTTATCATAGTCATCATGTAAATTCAGATATTGTTATAGACTATAGTTGTCCTAATATTAAAAACTTAGAGTCTTATTCGATAGCATCTAAAATGGTCTATATTGCTCCTATTTTGTATCCTATTTGTGAATCACAAACAATTAGAAACATTGATACACTAACAACGTTTATTAAACCAGAACTTCCACGTAGACAAAAACTGCTAAATGCATTAGGTTCAAATCATATCAATAGAAAAGATTGTTTTGGAAAAGATGAACTTTTTAAACTTTATTCGTCTACTAAAGTTCTCATAAACATTCATCAGACGGACTTTCATCACACTGCTGAAGAATTGAGAATTTTACCGGCTCTTGCATGTGGGGTGATAGTTATTGCAGAGGATTCTCCATTAAAAGAGACGATACCTTATTATGAATCTGTAATTTGGGTTCCTTATGATCAAATTGTTTCAAAGACACAAGAAGTTCTTGAAAACTATGAATCGTATCGTAAGCCACTTGATCGCCTCAAAACACTTCACCAAGAAAACTACGATAATCTTAGAAAAAAGATTAAAGAAGCTTATATAAAAATGACTTCTCTGGATGAAATTTCTAAACGCTATTATCTTGATAAAAACATTGCAACTACATCAAAATCTATTGTAAACAGAGAAAGGAAAGTTCCAATATTTCCAGGAAGTATAATCTACAAAACTATTTCTGAACAAATTGTGTATTCTAAAAATTGTCATAACTATATACCTGCTTATACATCTTTGTTTGAACCTATCCGATCATCAGTTAAAACTCTTCTTGAAATTGGAATTGGATCGATTGAAAACAATCAAATGTCAGGAATTGTTCATACCGGATATAAAACCGGAAATAGCCTTCGTTGTTGGAGAGATTACTTTCCATCTGCAAGTATTCATGGTATAGATATCTATTCACATACACTCAATGAACCAAAGATTACCACTTATGTAGCGGATCAATCAAATACAGAACAACTCAGTAAAGTTATTAATTCTATTAATAGTCCTTTAGACATCATAATTGATGATGGAAGTCATATAGGTAATCATCAAGTAATTTCATTTATGTATCTTGAAAAGTATCTATCACCTTCAGGAATCTATGTAATTGAAGATGTTCAACCTGAAACAATACCCGGCATGCAAGACCTCTCAGCGTTTCCAGAGGACTTCCGTGCGTATATTCGGGAAAAGTATGATGTAGAAGTGTTTGATACTCGTGAAATAGCTAAGAATCGTGATGATTTTTTAATTTCTTTTAAAAGAAAGATTTAAGCCTTGCTGAGGAGGTGAGCTCTCTTGGCACGGGCACGAAGAGTAGACTTCTTTCCAGATGACTTGAGTCCGTGGGACTTGAGAACGCGCTTCAAGGCCTTAGCAGAAGGTCCCTTGCGAGTGCGACGGCGTCCAGCAGTTTGTTCCTCTCCCATAGCAGGTGCAGTATAGTTTCCGGCAGGTGTAGTTCCAGGCATTTTATTTAAAGGATGAGACAAACTTTCAGGATGAACGCGACATTTAAAAAATGGAGGTTATTGGTGTTGCAGCATTTCTTGGATTTGTAATTGTTGCAGGATGGTTTGGATATCTTTGTAGAAGGGATATTATTAAACGTAAGATGGGTATGTCCAAATCACCTTCTCGTGAAAGTTTGAATACAATGACTCAAACTGAAGATCCTATTCCAGTATCATCTTAGGCGTGATATGCATTGCTTCCAACTCTTGCATCCATAACTTCATCGCATACGGAATGGTCTTCATCACAAAGTCCGTCTTGTTGCCACAAGCACCGCATGAATATATGCCTTCAACTGGGTTAACAATCGCAAGAGTTCCACATGTCTTACATAATCCCGTCTTAAACGGGTCGGAAACATCCATCAGACGCTCCTTGGTAAACACCGAGATACCGTGTGATAACATACAATCTCTTTCCATCTCACCTACACGAAGACCTCCATCACGTGATCTACCTTCACAAGGCTGACGGGTCAATGATACAATGGGTCCTCTAGCACGGCTGTGTTTCTTGTCAATCACCATGTGCTTGAGACGTTGATAGAAGGTAGGACCCATGAAGATCTCTGCTTGCATCATCTCTCCAGTCTGTCCGTTGTAGAGAATCTCATTACCGTAAGGATGCATTCCCATATCGACCATGTGTTTCTTCAGATCCTCCACCTTCAAGTGAGAATACGGTGTTCCATCTCCAAGTGTTCCTTTACGAACACCGATCTTACCGAAGATGTTCTCCATCAACTGAGCAATTGTCATACGTGATGGAACTGCATGAGGATTCATGATGATATCGGGTCGTAATCCAGCTGCAGTGAAAGGCATATCTTCTTCTTCCATCAACATTCCAATGGTTCCTTTCTGACCATGACGAGAAGAGACCTTGTCACCGATCTGTGGAATACGTTCAGAAACCGTACGTACTTTGATGAATGGATATCCATCTGAGTTCTTATCCTGCCACACTCCATCAATGCGACATTGTTCAGAGTTCTTGTGAGTTGTAGACGCATCGCGGAACGCGTATCCAGCAGCATCGTTTCTTAAGTTTACAACTTTACCGATCAGAACATCATTCTCATTGATGATTGAGTTTATGATTGGAAGACCATTGTCTGAGATGGCTGCATAACTCGTGTTCTTGTACTTACGAGTATTGTGCTTCATTGGCTTCATGAACTTTTCTTCACGTCCAGATGTGACGTTACGATGTTCTTCATCCTTGTACATTCCGTAGTAGAGACCTCGGAAGAACCCACGTTCAACTGCAGACTTGTTCATAATGACTGAATCCTCCTGATTGTATCCGCCGTAACAAGCGATCGCAACAATGGCATTCATTCCAAAGGGCATTTCGTGCATTTTCAGAATGTTCATAGCTCGGGTTTCTACGATTGGACGAGCAATCGAGCAGAGAATATAGGCATTCTTGTCAAGACGTTTCGCAAAGTTACCTGCATAGACACACATAGCCTGCTTACCCATAGCCGATTGATAGGTATTACGAGGAGACTGATTATGATCTGACAGTGGAATCGTCGATGCCATATGACCTACAATAAGTGATGGATGAACTTCATGATGAGTATGTGAACTGGTCATGTGTTCACGACTCATTGCGATCCTTAAGGTCTCAGTCTCAGATGAATCAATATAATCCATTGCAGAAGCACACCATTCACTCCAATCAGATGTATCTTTTGGAGCTACTGCATCGGCTCTGAATACAGGTCTTACACATCGTCCTCCATCAGTTTCAATGGAGATGCTATTCATCAATGTATACCAGGCAACCGAGATATGAGGATGAAGACGACGTGTTTGCTTGGCAGTTCGGAGATTGGTAACAAGTCCATAAGGATCCTTAGTGTAGCCTACAATGACTCCATTCACTGTAACCGAAGTTCCTTCGTAGACACGCGGTGTATCAATCCATGTGATGTCCTTCCAGTCTTGAAGATAGTGAAGAACCGTTGTAGAAGGAACATGTTGAGTAATCGAAGTTAATAAGCTCATGTTCTTCACAATACCTACTGAATGACCTTCTGGAGTTTCAACAGGACACATGAATCCCCATGAAGTACCATGAAGCTTACGAGGCGCCAATAACTTACCTGATTTCTCAACCGGTGTTTGAATACGTCGTAAATGACTCAGCGTAGCAGCATACGACATACGTGCTAACACTTGAGAGACACCTACTTTGGTGGCATTGGACATTGTTGAAGATGCACCCAATCCTTGAACTGTGAAGTTACCTGTAGCAAGAGCCTGCTTGAGCTTACCTTCAATCGCTGAGAGTTTCAAAATTTTGTAAAGATTGTTAACGTTCAGAATTTCCATTGGTCTAGGTCCTCCTTCTCCACGTTTCCAAGAATCATTGTTGACTTCTTGAACAAACTCATTACGAGTATCGTTGCAGACTTTCTGAAACAACTGTCTGAACAGATGTGTCAATAAAGCACCTGTAGTTACCACACGCTTATTTGGATAAGCATCACGATCATCAAGTGGAATCTGCTTGCAGTAAGTCAGGAGAAGACGGCGAATCATAGCTCCCATTAACATCACTTTGCGCGAGTTGTGAATCGGTGTAGTCGTCAATTCACCTGCAAATCGGACGTGAGGTAGAAACTCTGAGTTCAAGAGTTGACGAACATAAGCACACTTGTCCTCTTGATTGGTTCCATATTGAAGATGATTGGTTAAATACTGAATGGCTTCTTGTTGTGTAAAGATTCCAAGTTCAGAAGCATCACGGAATGATGCAGCCAATAACTCTGTATGTGATTCATCTTCATCAGATCCCCAAATGATTCTAGTTATTGCGCGATCAGTCAAGACACCTAATGCACGGAAGTAGACTACTACTGGAATGTCTTCACGAAATCTAGGAACACATGCAGTCAGAGGATTTCCAAATCCGTTAAACTTAGAACTTAATCGGATCTCCAGTTTCTTTGGAGGCATTGTGAACGATTCATGTAGAGACTTAATCTCAACTGAATGAGTATGTTTTGATGCTGACTTCTTATTCTGGAAGATCATGATACGATTATCTGCAACCTTCTCTTGACAGAGAATGGTTCTCTCAGATCCATGAATGATGAAGTAACCAAGTGGATCGTGAGCACATTCGCCATATTCTGCTAAGCTCATTGGATAGTCTTTTAGTAAGCACAATGAAGATCCAAGCATAACAGGAAGTTTTCCTAGTGAAATGCCTTCAAATACATGAGACTCTTCATCGTAGGTGTCCAATAATGAACCCTTGTAGGTACGTGCGATAAATCGAATATCCACATACATTTGTGCCGCATATGTGAAGTTTCGGATACGAGCTTCCATAGGCAACATTGGCTTCACTCGTCCAGTCGCTTCTTGAATACGAGGCTTGATATAGGAAATGTTCTCAAAGGAAAGCTTAAACTCATATTTATATTTTTTAATTGTCTCATCTTGTTCGTGCCACACGGTGATTGGAGGAGTGGATTGAATAATTAAGGGAATCTTGTGTCGGACAAAGTCCTCATATGAATCGACTTGATGATCTACCATTCTTCTCACACCATTGCTAAAATACGCGCGAACTGCATCCCATTCATTCATGGTATATAATGTGCTGTCTCTAGTCTGTAAATATAAGTATCCGTTTTGTATAAGCGATGACCGGAGTCAAAATCCAAAAAGTAGATCACGTCGAGCCGGAGGTTCATAAACCGAATCGACATAAATCAATGCGAACCTATCCACGAGGTATCATAAAAGGAACCCGAAAGTCTCGGGGCGGATCCGAGTTTGTGGGTGTCAAGGATCCTGCTAAACCTCCTCCTTCTCGTAAGGGTACATTGAGGATTCTTACCAAAAAAGGAGCTGAAATGAGAAGAAATACTATTAAACAATCAGTTCGATCTATGACAGATGCTGGAGTTCGAGTAGCTCTTAAAAAGAGTAATATTAATGTAAATCCTAAGACGCCACCTCACATAGCACGAGAGATATTAGAAGGTGGTATGGAATCAGGAATGATTGTCGCGAAGTAAAGTAATGACGTCCATATGGGGGCCTTTAGGTTGGATGACCTTACATTCTGTAGCTTCATGTTATCCAGATAGACCTAGTCAGTATGAAACAACGTTGATGCAAACATGGTTAGATATGTTTCAAACAACAATTACTTGTCCAAGTTGTCGTGAACATTTTGGAATTGCATTGACATCATATCGCAGGCAATATCCACGTATGTTAAGCTCACGTGAAGACTTTTTAGTTGCTACATTCAGACTTCACAATGCAGTGAATCGAAGACTTAACAAACCGATTCATACAACTGTCCAAGCATGTTTTGAGCAACTTCGCAATAATGTTAAATCACGAACCGCACGGGATTATCGTATTGCATATATTAATCATATTCAGCGTTTTTGGAGAACAATGCAGGATGTCAGTGGAATTACATCACTCAAAAAGATTAACGAAATGAGAAAAATTGAATATGAGTATTTGCAAAGACATGAAAACAATTTTGAAATAGACATTCCTGAAAATATAGTTGTTTTTGTAAGTCATGCACTTGATGCTCAAACAGAGACACCAAATCCAATACGAATTGATACTCGAATTCTTCCGCGTATCGGCTTCTCAGGAGGAAGATTTCAAACTAAACGATGAGATTTAATACTTGTAAGTGGAGTCGCTGGATTCCACGGTAATGAAATATAAGGATCTGTTTCCCAAGAATAAGCTTTCATCCACATATGACGTGAATCATATCCTTCATCGTAGAACTCGTCTGGATATACATGTCGTCCTGGAAGAATGAAATCTAACTGTTCTTTGATTCCAAATGGAGGAGTTGGATGTTCCCATGTAAAATCTAAGGTTCGTTCTTCTTTTTCGGTAACCGATGAGAAGAGAGGAGCTTCAGGGTAAGGATAATACCAGCACCAATCTAGAACATCCGATGTTTTAAAATAGTGCAACGTCCACTCAAACGTCTTTTCATACGCATATTCAACTTTAGTCCAATCTAACACTCCATCCATCAAATGTAATGCCATACGACTTTCAAGAGCATGACCATCTTTTGCAACGAACTTACGATCTGCATCTTTGGCTCGTTTTAGAATGACTTTGAGTTCATCTTTCACGGCTCCTTTCAATGTATTCTTTTTGATAAAGTGAACTGCTCGTGAATACCCGTCTTCTCGTAATGAAAACATGGCAAGGTTTGGCATAAAGTCATTACCAAAACAAAAGATACACATATGCACCCAATCATCAGGATCTATAGGCAACACTTTACATAATGCGCTGATATCAAACGTTGAATATCCTGAATCTCGGTTTTCACGAATGAGTTTGATTGATCCAAGAGATGACTGGGCTACAGAAATCAAGACTAAATCAGCATCCATTCCGTAGATCAGAATATCCTGACGCTCAGAAGGTTCCATCGCTTGAAGCCACTTGAAGATCTTATGTTCTCCTTCACCAGGTTCATCAGTTCCAGACAGAATACACTCAGGAAAGCAGAATCGCAATGTGTCTTCGAGTTCAATCATAAATGGAGTTCCAGGTGAGATTTGGTGTTTGTCAAACAAAGAAGGTTCGGGTTTCTTCATACGACGATAGCGTTGTTGAACAATCTTTGCATAGGGAACCAATCCATCTAACGCAATAAGTACTTTCTTTCCACAGGCTACATCCCTTAAGAAGTTCCGTAATGCTACTACGACACTTCCAATGGGGTTCTCAGGTTTCAAATAGGTATGAATAAAAGCATTAAAATCCAATCCTAATACTTGACAGTCTAGACGCAGATTTCCAACGTCTTTTTGAATATGTTTATGTGTTCTTAATAGCGACGCAACGTAGTACGGGATGCCCATCTCTTCTTATGAGTTTTACGATGTTTAAGTCTCCTTCCTCCTTTGGAAGTTTTCTTCAGTTGATTACGCAATCTTAATATATTTATGAGCATTGTCTTACGATGGTCTAATCGGTCCTTCTTTAAGAACTTTTCACGAATATCCATTTCTGCTTTGAACTTAGTATCAAAGTTTGGATTAGATTTATAAGCAGCTTTAGATTCTTCTGCTTTCTTTTCAGCTTCTTGATAGTCTTTGATGGCCTGTTGGTATTTTGATTTCTCTTCATCTACCATTTTATCAATGTTCATTGGGTTTGCCGTTTCAGTAGGAACCTGACTAGGAACCTGTCCAGGAACCTCACATGCAGGATCCGTGCTTGTAGAAGAACAATTTCCACTACCTTTCATTATTCAGTAGTAAGAAATAATCGATTGGTCTTAAAATGTTCTTCCATAATCTCTTGTGGTAGATATACCTTCTTTTTATCAATAACCGCACAATACATACTTCTGTTTTCCATATCCGATAGATCTCCTAATATACGATTTCCAGCAGAGGTTCCCCCATCAATTCCTACTGCTCTACAAGAACAGAATTTGAAATCGTGAACATGTTTACTTTCAATTGTTTCTTTACATTTCTTACAGTAGATTGCGTGTCTTGATTGTGTATATCGTACACCGCCATACACGATAGACGGCATGTACATCCTAATGTTTACTTAGTCTAAAGCATTTCTATCTTCTAATTAAATGGTAATGTTGGGTATTACTTTACTCGCTATTGTAGTCTTTCTTATGTACATGTGGAAATCAAAATTAGAAAAGAAGGAAGGATGTTCTACCTGTCCTTCTAAGAAAAATGCCGATACTTATTAATGCACGACGACGACATCAAACTCAACAGTCTATTCAAGGGTGGTAAAACATGTAAGTCTGGTGAAATCCTTAGATCTGGATATACTGCTACTCGCAAGAATAAAACTTTAGTTGGACGACTTTTAAAACGAGGAACTACCTATCGTGTTAAACCAACTTGTATCAAGAACAAGGGAAACCCTGGAAAAGGACCTGCTGTGATTGGACCCCTAAAACAAGGTGATCTCAAGG